AATCTTGATCCATTTCCAGGACGTGTTATAATGTTTCCAGCATGGTTATGGCATTCAGTAGAACCTAATCAATCAGATGAATTAAGAATATCAGTAAGTTTTAATTTTATACAACATGGCTTTTAATAAATATCAAGTGATCAAAGGTGCTGTTAGCTACGAGCTAGCTAACTTTATATTCAACTACTTCTTACTTAAACGGGATGCTGTTAAATATATGTACGAAAATAACATAACCTATGACAATGGTACGTTAGGTACATGGACAGATGATCAGATTCCAAACACTTATTCTCACTATGCAGATCCAGTAATGGAGACTTTATTAATGAAAGTATTACCCGTAATGAAAAATGAAACTGGACTAGACTTATGTCCTACATATTCCTATGCAAGGATATATAAACACGGAGACGAATTAAAACGACATAAAGACAGACCAAGTTGTGAGATATCTACTACGATACACTTGGG